CAGGTAAGGAAGATGAGGCTACCTTAAAGTTTGTTAAGGATTGTCAGGATAACTGGGATGTAAAAATAAATTGGTTGGAATACACATCAAAAGATCCTAAGTTTACGAAAGTAAATTATGATACTGCTTCTAGGAATGGTGAGCCATTTGCTGACTTAATCGTTAAAAGAAATTATCTTCCTAATCCAGTAGCTAGATTCTGCACTAGCGAATTAAAGATATTAACTATTGATAGGTTTTTAAAGTCTTTAGGATTTGACGAATATCAAACGGCAATAGGAATACGAGCTGACGAGCAGCGTAGAGCTGCAAAAATGACGGATAAATATATTCCTTTGGTTCGTGCCGGAATAACGCAACAGGATGTTCAGAGTTTCTGGAGAACAAATACGTTTGATCTTGAGCTTTCTTTTAATAACGGAATAACTCCATTAGGTAACTGTGATTTGTGCTTTCTCAAAGGCAATCATCAAGTTATGAGTATGATTGCAGACAAGCCAGAGAGAGCTATTTGGTGGGCAAATATGGAGGAAACAATAGGTGCTACTTTTAGAAAAGATAGACCTAGTTATTCTGAGATGAAAAAATATGCAGTTCAACAGATTGATATGCTTGATAGCGAATCAATAGACTGCTTCTGTGGAGATTAATATGAGTGTAGAAACATTGCTACAGCGTCTAACGAAAGTAAAAGGTGGTAGAGGTAGGTGGACTGCTTGTTGCCCTAGCCATGAGGATCGTAGTCCTTCCTTAGCGATAAGAGAAACAGAAGATGGTCGTATCCTATTGAAATGCTTTGGTGGTTGTTCTGTTCAGGAAATAGTCGGTGCTATCGGTATGGATATAGGTGAATTATTTCCACCTGACGATAAGTTATCTCATCATAAGCCTAAAGTTAAAAATGCTTTTTACGCAACAGACTTACTTAGGGTTATTGAGTTCGAGTCCGTATTGGTATCTGTAGCTGCAAGTAATATAGCTAACGGAGTTAAATTAACTGATAATGACAGATCACGTTTAAGACAAGCACAAGAACGGATCATTGAAGCAGCGAGGCATATAAGATGACTACAAATTTAGAATTAGTAGCAGTACAACTGGACGTTGAGCGTAAAGCAAGACTAATAAAGTCACAGGATATTGACGTAGAAAAGTATCTGAAGAATAACGATGTTGGTCAGAAAGTACGTATTGTTTCAGATTGGCTTGATGAGATCACAGAGAACTACATTAATCCACCTGTTAACGATAATGCAAAGATGCCGTGGACTAAAACGCAGGATGACTTTAACTTTCGTCTAGGTGAGGTTACTTTGTACGCTGGTGGTAACGGTGGCGGTAAGTCTCTAATAACTGGTCAGATAGCGTTACATTTGATTAAGCAGAAACGTAAGTGTGTGATAGCGTCATTTGAGATGAAACCTACTAGTACCATTCACAGGATGCTAAGACAGTTCGCTGGTGAGTTTATTGATGATCCGCTTACTAACGATAGAGAGAAGTACATCAAAGGACTGACTCAGCGATTTAACCAGTTTGCGGGTGAGCATCTGTACATCTACGATCAACAGGGTTCGACAACTCCGAACCAGACTATCGCTATGGCTAGGTACTGTGCTGTAGAGCTTGGCATCGAGCATATTTTTATTGACTCGTTAATGAAAGTTTGTAATGCTGAGGATAATTTTAACGAGCAGAAATACTTTGTCGATGAGCTAACCGCATTGGCACGAGATCATAACGTCCACATTCATTTGATCCACCATATCCGCAAGTTGCAGTCTGAAGAAGTTCAGCCTGGTAAATACGACATCAAAGGCACTGGAGCTATAACGGATCAGGTTGATAACGTATTCTTAATGTGGCGCAATAAGCAAAAAGAGAATCGTAAGCGTAACGGTGAGAAGTACGAGGAGGATTTACCTGATGCGTATTTGATGTGCGAGAAACAGCGTAACGGTGAAGCTCAGGAAATGTACTCACTTTATTACCATCAAGGAAGTCAGCAGTTTATTGAGACTTGGGGTGGAGCTACGATGGACTTTGATAACAAAGGTAGATTCCGTGGCTGAGACAATTGATACCAGTAGCGAAGAATACAGACACAAAACTGAAGTCTGGCAAGTATTACGATGGAGAGCGCAGGATAGAAACAAGTCATCAGATTACTTGCAGCTAGTTCGTAAGATGCGAGGAGGTAACGCAGCCGATAAACTAGAGAAAGATTGTAAAGAGCAATGGGCTAAAGGTGCGAGAGGCTTAAAAGGAGATTGGCGTGACGTATAAGAGGGTGGATGAAATTCAAACGCAGGTAACTAAAGCGTTACGAGCTGAGGGTTGGACTGTTCAGCATCTACACGAGGTAGGTAAGGGTTGTCCTGATTTAATCGTGGGGGCTAAAGAAAAGAACTTTTTAGTAGAAGTCAAAGACGGTAAAAAGGCGTGGAAACTAACTCCAGATCAGGTTATCTGGCATTACAACTGGAAAGGACAGGTAGTCGTAGTTACAAGTCCAGAGAACGCAGTAGAGACTATTAATAATTTACTAAAGAGTGGAAAATGACTGATCCGCACGCAGCAATAGATTACATAATCAAACATTCAAAAGAATACGCTAAGGCTAAAGCTGATGTTACATTTTTGAGTGAATTCAGAAAGACAAAAAAGGCGTTATGTTTTCAAAATAGCATGAAGAATACGATGGCAGAGAAGGAAGCTGATGCTTACGCTCATCCAGAGTATCAAGCTGTATTGGAAGGGCTTAGGGAAGCCGTAGAAAGGGCTGAGACGCTACGATGGATGCTCATAGCGGCTCAGGCTAGGATTGACGTATTTCGCACTCAGGAGGCTTCTAATCGGTTCCTTGAGCGTTCCACTATTTAGATTTCATCTTCAAAGTAGTCGAACTCGTCAGCATACCATTCGTCATCTTCTTCACAGTACCAGTACCAGATTTCTTCTTCTTCATCGAAAGACCAAGCAGTGCCTTCTTCATCGTACTCAAAATCATCATCAGCAAACTCAACTTCATCGGATTCTACGTAAACAACTACATCGCCAACGGTAATCGTAACCATAATTTTCTCCAAGTAAACACAGCCCGAACGCTGTAAAAGAATGCTACCAGATAATTATGACTGCTCAATAAATAGGCATTAACAAAAAGACAATGATATACAGGAACAAAACATTACTTGAGATCGTTAGAGATATACCTTGCCAACATTGCGAGATAGCAGATGGAACGGTTGTGGCTGCTCACTCAAACCAGTTGCGAGACGGTAAAGGACGTGGTATAAAATCACATGATTACCGCATAGCTGCTTTATGTTACGCCTGTCACATGGAACTGGATCAAGGCAAGAATCTAAGTAAACAAGAGCGTGTCGAGATGTGGGAAGAGGCGCATAGAAAGACAATTGGGTTACTTTTTGATAACGGTAAATTACAGGTGATTAAATGATGAAGAAAACTAAGGCAGCTAAGAAGGTCAGCAAAGTAATGAAGGAGTTCGGCAAGGGTGAGCTTCATTCAGGCAAGGGTGGCCCTGTAGTTAAGTCCAGAGACCAAGCACTTGCAATTGCATTAAGTTCTGCTAAAGTAGCTAAGAAGAAGAAATAAGGCTTAGTTCTAATTTTTGATGTTCTGAATTTGTCATTACTTGTAGATTTTCAATTCTGTTATCTGTTTCAATTCCATTGATATGATGGACTTGTTCATCTCTCAGAAGTTTTCTACCTAAATGTTGTTCCATAACGTATCTATGTTCTCTTACTTGGACTCCATTTACTCTAATAACGACATATTTTTTAGGACTAGATTTACCTGCTCTTTTCATTATTGGACTATTATTTCTTGCTTTTTCAGTTATTTCAGGATGAGCTAAAGTAATACATTTCCTAGAGCAAAATTTTGCGGTATTTTTTCTATAGTCAGGCGCATAAAAAGCAGTACCGCAATGTAAGCAATTATAATCTTTACCGTTTTTACGTTTTTCTGCTCTCGTTTTGCCATGAATTGAAGAAACATATTTTGATGAGCATGAGCGAGAACAAGATTTAGTTGTTTTTCTTGTTGGAGTAAATTCTTTATTACAAGAAATGCAATTGATTGTATTCATAAATGCTATAGCAATGAGTTATAATAGCGATAGTGTACACTGAGGATGATTATGAAACAAGGACTATACAGCAATATTCATAGCAAACGTAAGCGCATAGCTGAGGGATCAGGCGAGAAGATGAATAAGCCTGGTACTAAGAATGCGCCAACTAAAGCAGACTTTAAGTTAGCTGCTAAGACTGCGAAGAAAAAGAAATGAGTGCGGCTTGGACAAAGAAAGCAGGTAAGAATCCTAAAGGCGGTCTTAACGAAAAAGGTCGTAAATCTTACGAGGCTGCGAATCCTGGCTCTGATCTAAAAGCTCCAGTGAAATCAGGCGACAATCCACGTAGAGCAAGTTTTTTAGCTCGTATGGGTAATATGCCTGGTGCTGAGAGAAAACCAAACGGTGAGCCTACTAGACTGCTGTTAAGTCTAAATGCTTGGGGTGCAAGTTCAAAAGCTGATGCAAAAAAGAAAGCAGCAGCAATATCTGAAAGGAATAAAAAGAAATGAAAGGCATGAAATCTTGTCCTAAATGTAAGGGTGGTGAATGCAAAGGCGGTAAGGGTTGCATGATGGAAGAAAAAGAGAAAAGCAAAAAGGGTGGCAAGTTAGAGATTGAGATTAGCCTTCCTATGCGTGGTTCACGTACAAAGACGAACAAAGCTAAAAAGAAGTAATGCGTTACACATACGGACTAGAGAATATTAAAGTTCGTGATTGGGGAGAAGGAGCTGATGTAAAGGTAGGCTCCTTTTGTTCGATTGCTGATAACGTAACGATCTTTATAGGTGGTAATCACAGGACGGATTGGGTAACGACTTATCCGTTTGGACACATCCATAAAGACGTATTTAATCATCATGGGAAAGGTCATCCAGCTACTAAGGGTGACGTGATAATAGGTAATGACGTATGGATAGGCTCAGGGTCAACAATATTATCTGGAGTCACGATTGGAGATGGAGCCGTAATAGCTGCCAACTCTGTGGTCGTAAAGGATATTCCGGCTTATGCAATTGCAGCAGGAAATCCGGCAATAGCTCTGAAGTTCAGGTTCACTCGGAGTCAGATAGAGAGACTCCTAGAAAACCCGTGGTGGGAACTACCAGATAGCCGTATAAACGATTTAATTCCTTTGCTTTGCTCTAACGATATAGAGGCTTTAATTGCTGCCAAAAACGCTTAATTTAGGATCAGGTAAAGATTGGCGAGATGAGTGGTTTAACGCTGATATACAGGCTAGGACTAAGCCTGACTGGCACGTAGATATTACTCACGTAGAGTTCGGTGAGGTAATTGATACTAGGTTTGGTAAGGTAGAGATAAAGAAGGGAATGTTTAACCAGATAGTTGCTAATGACGTACTGGAGCATATACCTGATCTGGTAACGGCAATGACTAACTGTAAAGACTTGCTTGACACTGGTGGCGAGTTTCACATTCAAGTGCCATATGACTTGAGTTTAGGTGCATGGCAGGATCCAACTCACGTAAGAGCATTTAACGAAAACAGCTTTTTATACTATACTGATTGGCACTGGTATCTAGGCTGGGAAGATAGATTTACAGTAAAGACAATGGAGTTCGGTATCTCTCAGTACGGTCAAACGATAAAAGATCAGGAGACTTTGCTTAGAACGCCAAGAGCAATAGATTTTATTCGAGTAATCTTAACAAAGAGCTAACAAGCCTGAGAATTAGGATGTTGTATTTGTTTACAGCAAAAAAGCGATGGGAATCCTTTCCCTAGTTCTCAGACTTATTAATAATTATGCAAGCTATCGTCATCTGTAGCACAGGAAACATTGGGTTAAACATACTGCTTTTAAGCATAAAGGCGTATTGTCCGAACATACCTGTATATTTATCCAGTAAAAATGTTGAGGATGCTGCGCTTGTAGATACATGGATATACAACGTAGCTACAAACTTTGGTGATGCGTATAACGAAGCTATGGCTAAGGCGTTCTACGATGGGTACAAAGAAATCATTATAGCTAACGATGACGTTGTTATAACTCCGACAACATATAAGAATCTACAGTCAGATATTGAGCTACTAAAAAATCACACCGATAAACTAGGTTTCGTGGGGGCTAGAAGTGATTATGTGCTTTGGGATCAAAATATTCGTTGTAGTATTACTAATGATTCTATCGTTGGGTTAAAATACGAATCAGAAGATCACATCAAAGAAGTAGGGGTCATTGCGCCTATTTTTGCTTACATCAATAAACAGGCGTTTGACGTAGCAAGATTCCCTAGCACTAATTGGTATTCAGATAACATTATGTGCGATGATCTATCTAAAGCAGGGTTCAGTCATTATGTAAGTACGGCTTATGTGCATCACGCAGGAAGTCAGACAGTAGGAATGGACTACGCAAAGTGCCACGAGGAACCAAGAGCTTGGATAAAAGAAAATAGACCAGATGTGTACGATAAGTATTACGCATGACACCAGAAAGGTAATGCAATGGAAGAAGTAGAGAAAAGACCAGTAGGCAGACCATCAGAGTATGATCATTCATATTGCCAAAAAGTTATAGAACTAGGAAAACTAGGCAAGTCATTCGAGCAAATGTCAGCTCAATTAGACATATCGTATAGAACATTATGTAGGTGGAGAGACTCAATTGAGGAATTTTGTCATGCCTTGGAGGATGCTCACGCATATAGTCAGGCGTATTGGGAAGAACTGGCTCAAAGCCACTTGATTGAGACAAAAGATACGCCAAGAATCAATACTGGCTTATGGTCAAGAAGTATGGCAGCTAGATTCCCTAAGAATTACTCAGAGCGCATAAAGCAGGAACTTACTGGTGCGGATGGCGGTGCAGTCCAACATAACGTTACGTGGCAGAAATGAGACAGTCATTAGCCGACAGGTTTGAGGCAAAGGTAGAGCGTATTCCTTTTATGGGTTGCTGGGTATGGATGGGTGCAACTAACGAGAAAGGGTATGGGCTAATTGGTCGTGGAGCTAGAGGTCAGGGTAACGAAAAAGCACATAGAACAGCTTATAGGCTTTATCGTGGAGAAATTCCAGAAGGCAAAATAATGCTGCATAAATGCGGGAATCCTATTTGCGTAAATCCATATCATTTAGAGCCTGGTACGTATAAAGAAAATGCAGCCGATATGATGCGTATGGGCAGACACTTCCAACCTAATAATCGTGGAACTAATGCAAAATGGGCTAAGTTAGACGAAGCTAAAGCAAAAGAAATACGTGATGCAAAAGGCGGCAAAAAAGGAACTGGAACTGCTTTGGCTAAGAAGTTTAATGTAAGTCGTTCAGCCATTTATCGTATTTGGGAAGGTAAAAATTGGCAGATTTAGTGATCCCATACCGACCAAGAGAGCTACAGCTACAAATTCACGATGCAATTGACAAGCATAGATTTACCGTTGTAGTTGCCCATCGAAGATTTGGGAAGTCTGTAGCAGCTATTAACCATCTCATAAAGGCTGCAATTGAATGTGACAAGCCTAATCCACGATTTGCTTATATTGCTCCTACTTACGCTCAGTCGAAGCGTGTTGCTTGGGATTATCTACTTGAATTTACTCGTCCACTGGGTGCTACTGCGAACATATCAGAGCTTAGGGTGGATTTTTGGGGTAGGCGCATTAGCCTTTACGGTAGCGATAACTCCGATTCTTTACGTGGGCAATATTTTGATGGGGTGGTGCTTGACGAGATTGGGGATCAAAACCCAAAAATCTGGAACGAAGTCATCAGACCAGCTCTAGCGGATAGACTCGGTTGGTGCTTGTTTATTGGTACGCCTAAAGGTAGGAACCACTTTGCAGACTTTAGAGATCGAGCTGAGGAAACAGAAGGTTGGGCTTTACTAGAGTTTAAAGCAAGCCAGACAGGCGTACTTAGCGAGAAAGAATTGAATGATGCTCGTGCTGAGATGGGCGAGGATAAGTACCAACAAGAGTTCGAGTGCAACTTTAATAGTGCCGTAGAAGGGGCTTACTATGGGCAGATTATCAACGATCTTGAGGCAAAAGGTCGTATCACCACTGTTGATAGGGATGATCTTTGCAAGTCTTATGTGGCTTGGGATTTGGGTATGGGTGACTCTACTTGCTTGTGGGTGGCTCAATTGGTTGGCAAGGAAGTCAGGCTCATTGATTTCGTGGAAAACCACGGGGTCGGGCTTGATTGGTATGTCAATTGGCTCAAAGAAAATAGATATGAGCGTTTCCACCAGTACCTACCACATGACGTTCAAGTCCGTGAACTGGGAACGGG